ACCAGACCGATAGACTCACCGTCAGAATTGAAATAATCCCACCGATAACTGTTGCAGCAATGCTGATCGCCGTGCCTAAAGCGGTAATAATCGAAATCAACCCGCCGATGGCAAACGACAACATTCCGGCTATGGCTCCGAGAGTCAGAAGCCCTCCGCCAACCAGAGCTACTACTCCGATAATCTTTGCCGCTGTCACCACAAGTTGTTTATTGTTCTGGATGAATTTTGTAACGGATTTAGCTACCAGCATGAAGTAAGCTGCCGCCTTTTGCAGCTCGGGAGCCAATGCTTCACCAATAACCGACAATGCCAGCATTCCAGCCTGCTTAAGCCGCGCAAACGCCATACTCAGAGTTTTTGCCATTTTGGAGAAGGCTGTTTCAGTCATTCCGGCACGGTTTTTCATCATTTTGATATCATCGGCAAATCCCTGCATATTTCTCAAGGCCGGTAGCACGCCACGCAATGCTCTGATCTTCGGAAATAATCTGCTTATTGCGTCCGGCGGAAGTTTTTTGATCCGTTCGAACACGCCATGCAAGCCTTCTGATTTGATCGTTGCTGAACTCATTTCAAAGCCGAGCTTTCTGGCATAGGATGCCGCCTCGTTTGACGGTTTCAGGAAAGCCGCGAGCATTGAGTTCAACGCGGTCACTGCGTTATCGGTTTTTACCCCGTTTCTAGTCATGGTCGCAATGGCCGCGCCCATTTCCTCTACGCTCACTCCGGCACTGGCGGCGGTGGAGGCCACCATGCCAATACTCGGGGCTAATTCAGCAAATGTGGTATTATGTGCGACGATGTCATTTGCCACAAAGTTTTGCAACCCTGGAACGGTTAAATCATATACTTGTTCATGAGCTTGATCTTCAATAACGGTGATCTTATCGAAAAAGATAGGTTGATGAAAATCCCGGACACCACGGTGTGAGCGATATAACTTGTGGTTTGGGCGCGGTTTTTTCCCATAGGAAGATAATTTCCTTTGACGATTCGGGTCAACACTTGGATGATATTCGTTAAATTGCTTTACGCTTTCCCGTTCTATACCAATGAAATCTAGAAATCTCCGGATATCGACATAGCGTCGGGTTTCCAACTGCCATGCATTTTTCGATGTTGGAGAAATGCGTGTGACAATCCCGAATCTGAGTAGAAGATGCGCAATATCTTCAACCAAGCGCCGTGAAACAGAACAATAACCAAGCTGAAAACTGCCACTGCCTTTACTTCGAGCCAACCACCCATCTCCTGTAAATAGAGCTCGTAATAAATTAGCCAAGTCATCTTTACACCAGCTGAAGCATTCATCTGGGATAAATTTTCCATAGCAGTTTTTACCCCATAGACCATAATCCCGCAACTTATCAATAACTGGGTTGCCGCCAGCATGACCACGTGAACCTGCCACAATGTTATATCTTGGGGCTTTTTCTGGTTTTTGTTTAACTAACTTTAACTGACATCTTAAGGCAACTGCCGAAGCATCCAATTCTGCGGCCACTGCCGGAATTGTGGTAGTAACTCCTGGCGAACCATTAATAATTGAACCTTCAGAAATAAGATAACCAAGTAATGCTGGCCACCCTTTTGGAGTCTGTATATTTCCAAAGAAAGGCAAGGTTACAGGTAATGCAATTCTATCACCTACTTTTAGTTGATCAACTGGTCGCCAGCCATCAGGAGTAAGATAAGGATGCTCAGGTGTTGTTCTTATTTCACGCCCGAAAGAAGTGCGTAATCGAACTACTTGCTTGGTCCCCATATCACACCAAGAAGCCATTACAGGAGTGAAGTTCCGTCCATCCCAGGCAATAACCTCAACGTTGCCATACAACGAGTCAATACGCCTGTATTCACCATTGGAAAGCAACACTCTGGTATCACCGGTTACACATTTCCCCTTCTTGACCGTAGCGAACAAGAGATCAGAAACGCTCTGAGCCTGATTTGCATTCATCCCATACGAATTCAAGATCGTCGTAATCGCGTCAGCGGCCACACCGGTATCGGTTATTCCGGCTTTCGCCGCCTTTGCCGAAACCGCCAACACGTCCAATGCCTGGGACGGAGCAATAGACGCTGACAAAATATCATAGAGCCCCTTTGCCAGCGTATCGGTTCCTTCGCCAAACTCAACGCTCATATCCTGGATGCCTTTTTTAAAAGCATCCATATGCTTTTCAGGTTCGTCAAGCATAGTTGAAACCTGCGCCATCTGCTGTTCGAAATCAGCAAACACCTTGGCTCCGCCGATAAACGGCATAGCCATAATCGCTGAGACGGTCAGCATCCGTTTTCCAGCGGCAGTCACGCTACGACTGAAGTTTTTCAATCGGGCCTGAGCCGCTCTGAGCCCACGCATAAGTTTGCTGTTTTCCAGAGTCAGCTCAACATAAGCTGCCCCGGCACGGATGTTCGCACTTGACGCCATAGATTATTGGTCCTTTGTCCAGATTCTTTTCATGTACTCAAAAGCAAGACGCGTGTCTTTTTTCGGTTTATGCTTGCGTTCGTAGGGGTTGAATGTTTCAGGTTTGACTGCTTGTTGTTTGCGCGGATCACGGTTGACGTTGAATAGCATCGCCAGAATATTGGCAGTATGGCTCCAATTGTCTTTACCGCAGGATTCGGCCATAATCAGTAGTTCACGCAACGTGAACGGTTCGGGATTCAGGCCGAGGATGCCTGCGATTTCGTAGATGAATCGATATACTTTTTCACCTGCTGTTCCAGTTCCTTGTCCAGTTTCGGATCGTTCAGCTGCAGCTTCAGAGCTTTCTCCATCTGGTTCTTTACCTTTTCCCCGGCGTTCATCAGCTTGCGAAGCACCAGCCGCTTCGCTTCCGGGAAAAAATCGACCAGTTCCTCCAACAAAGCGGTTGTCGCGTGTTCAATCGCGTCTCCGCCCATGGCAGAGCCGAAGTTTTCATCTGAAATCTTCAGCTCATCAGCTTCAACTTTGCAGATGCAGTAAATCACATCGCAGAGCAGTACCGGGTCGGATGCCAGCTCTTCCAGCAGATCAACATTGGGCGTATCGTTCTCATCAAGCTTGACTACATCCAATAGATTAATTTCTAGCAATGATCGCACTCGTTTGACGGTTGCAACATTCACCACAATTGTCCAGTTACGGTTTTGATTATCCTTAAAACACTTCATTATTCACCGCCTCCGGTTGCGCCAGCCCAGATGGGCTCACGAGCTGAGTTAGCCGAGGGTTTGACGTTAACCGCGTAGTTGATTACTTCCTCCAGCCCCTCAGTCCGGTTGAATGAAATAACTTCAAAATCCGCGTCCAGACCAACTCCGTTTTCCGCCGAGTCCGCAATAAATAACGCAATCGGCGTATCATTAAAGAATGCGTTCTGCACCGCCTGGAACCCGGCATCAGAAGTATCTCCGGCAAGCGTAAACTCTACCGACGCGTCTTTCAGGCCGCTCAATACTTTTTTCCAGCCGGACGACCGCACCGCGACTTCGGCGCTGCCCTTTTCGATATTCAAAGATACCGAATCGGCCACGTGCTTGAGTTCCGTCGCGGCTTTAGTGCCAGCGACACCATAGAATATCTTTGCTTCAAAACCTATTTTGTACATAAAAAATCCTTTACTTTATTGAATCACTCCAGAACTTGTTGATTCTTTTCTCATTTGCTTTCAATGCCGGTCCCATAAAGGGGCGCCTGGGATAGTCCCTGCCGTAGTACTTCTCGCCAAACTCGTGCGCCCGACCGGAACGCCCAACCGCTGTATAAGTTGGACCAATCACCGCCGACATACGGTGTTTTTCCACCTTGTAGAGCAACGCTCGTTTAAGCAGTCCTCTGCGAGTATGCGGTGGGGTTCCGGCTGTCGACTTCTTCTTACTTCGCCGAATGCTTCTCCTGGCTGTCAAGCGAATGGCAGCGGCGGCATGATTCAGACTTTGAAATGAGCCTTTGTCAACTTTCTTCTTAACTTTCTTGGCATCAAAACGCGAATGACTTCGCATGCCGAACATCTCAAGTCACCTTGAAAGTCAGCGTGATCACACTGGTAAATTGCCGATACTGGCGCAGATGTTCAGGATCGTAAATCGGATCGTTATCAATCCCAACACAGACCGCGTGTTGGTATTGACTCAGACGCTTGCGTTCAAATAGCCCGGCAATATCCTCAACTAGTTGCATCAGTTCAGCAATAATCTCAGGATCCGCTGTTTTGCGCTGTACCCCGATATCGATTTTTACTTCACGTTCGCCATCACTCCGGGTTTCTCCAGTGATTTTCAGCGCCTTGGGAACGACTGTAACCTTGAGCGTCTTTAAGTCTTTCAACTCAAATTCCGGCTTCAAGTTCATTACAGCAGTAACATCATCAGGCCAAATTACGCTGTTGTTCAATTCTGCCACCGCCGCATTGGCTATATCTATCAACAATGCCATTGGTCACCTCAACAAGTATTGAATAAGCGCGGTCAGAGCCGCCCCCAGCAATACCCAGATAATGCGCGTATAGATTTTAGTCGACTGCTCAAGCCGGTCGAGTCTTACAGTTATGCCCGGCTTGCCGTTGCCGCGAATGGCCGAATCAAGTTTATCGAGTTTATCAAAGAGCAGATCAAACTGCTTCTGACAGTGCTCCTGTTCAATATTACATTGTTCCATTATTTTCCTTTCTTTCCGCTTCCGTAGTCCTGAAAAGGACGAAGTATGAAGCAGTTTACAGCTCCGGGGCGTCCCCGGTGAATTTTGTGTGGATTCGTAAACACTTGCGGTAATTGTCGCTGTACCGCCATTCCGGCTCATGGTTTGGAGCCATCACCTCGTAAACAAGATTATCCTCAATAATCTCATCGCCGGGTTCTGGCAAGACTCGTTCTCCATCAATTATCAGAACCGCCGCACTAATCAAATAATCCCGGCTTTCGATGTATTGATAGCGACCGTAGTCATCAAGCACCTTGAAGACTGTCTTGCCGATTGTTGCCGACAGCGTTGTGGAATAAGTACCGCGCCGGTAAGTTACCGGCACGGTTAGATATTGTCCACGCTGTTCCTCAAGCCATTCATGAGCTTTGCGCATCAAATCCATGATTATGCTTCGGCTTCAACCAGCCCGAGAGTTCGCAGACCGGCAAGAATCGCATCAAGTTTTGAGTTATTGGCTTCAACATCATCTTTAAGGACATTGTACTCAGTGCCAATAGTGGCGAAGTTGTTATTTATCGCCCCGGACTGATCAGTCGCTGACGTATCGGCAACCGACTCCAACTGGTGTGTCGCGCTGGCCGCCCCACCGGACTGATCGTCAATATCCTCGGCGTTGGCTTCAGGATCGGCAATTGCTACAATGGCACTAAGCGGTACGTCACGCGAGACATTGATAATGACTCGCGCTGTGGCGTCATCATCTCCGGCATCAGCGATGACCTTGCCGATGTATTTATTCGCACCGGCAGTCGCGGTGATTACCTTGTTATCAGCATCCCAGAACACAATGGTTCCTGCGGCAATAGCCGTGCCTTCTCCGGTCGCTTTGGTTATATCAAAAGCCCCGACCACCGCCAGAGCTCCAAGCTCTCCAGCCTTAATGTCAAGTTTAGCCACACAAACCAGACTGCCAATGATTACAAGACTACCCGCCGCCACATCGGCTTCAGGCGTATAGTCAATTGAATGTCCCTGTTGTACATATTTTGCATCCATAAATAAATTCTCCTATTTGTTTTATTCTTTTGGTCAACTCTTTGCGGAATTCAAGCCTGTGTCAGCAGGATGAATACCGCAAAGTATTATGGCACCGGCACCATGCCGGGCGCGATCCAACGGCGAACCGTTGGTCGGCGAAGCCGAAACGAAACCTTACGCACCAACAGCTTTAATCATGCCGCGATGATCCTGCTCACGAACACCCAGGTCAAAGTAAACCCGAAACCACAAACCCAGCGTGTTGAAATCAGTCTCGCCGCGTTCAACTGTTGGAGTGCGTTTACCTTTGAGATAGCCGATCTCCCAAGTATCCACGGTCTGCGGATCACCGAACAAATACCACCCAGTCTGAGAGTTGCCCGTATACCCGGCATTCCCGAGATATGGCGAACTTACTACCTGCAGGTTTTCATCGGCAAGTACGTTCAATGCCGGACGCACAGTGTTGTCGGATCCACCACTCATTATCAAAGTCGCGCCCTGAGTGAGTTCGATTGCCAGGTGTTTAAGTGCTGTCGGCACCAGCATGAAACGCGGCTCAACACTGATGGGCTGACCGTCGGCGTCGACCTGATCAAGGAACAACTGAATCGCTTTCTTGAGACTATCAGCTGAAAGCGCTGAAGTAGCTCCGCCAAAGGTATTATTGTGACCTGTATGGAACAATGCCTTACCGTCAGCTTGAACCGGATTGCTCAGTAGTCTGCTGAAGAACAGCTGATCGATCAGTCGGGCTGCCCGGTTACCCATGGCGGTTGGAACTTTCATAAACGCCCCCAGATCATCATTGATAATCATTTTGCGGGTCAGGCAGAACTTCTTACCGTAGGTGTCAAGCTGGTTCTTGGCAGTTTCCTCTGCAACTCCACCCTCTTTGATCTCTCCATCTGCGGCAATTGGCAAAAGATCACCAACATCAGTCAGACGGAATCGGTCGTTCTCCTTGAAGTCGTTCAAGTCTCCGGTCGAACACAAGCGGGTTGCAATCACCGGCTGAGCCTTGTAACTCTGCAGCAGTTTTTTGTTCGCCACATTGCTCAGGATACCCGGCAAGCTGACACTCGAAAATGCCGCTCGGATGGTTTCGTTGTCGAAGCCACGTGAAGTCGGGATACCGTCAAGTTTCATGCATTCAACAATCATCTGACGCAACGGCATATCCATTTCGCTCATGCCAGCTTCAACCGCCGGAGCACCGTAACTTTTTTCCAGCGAATCAGCGTCAACGCCAACCCGCAGGCACATCGCTGCTTCCAGGCTTTTGCGCATCTCGCCGCCCTCAGGTTTGCTTTTGACCGAGATATTCACATCGGCACTTGGTCGTTCCGCTCTCATAGTTTCCAGAACCTTGGATGTGACTATTTCAGGCATCCAGCCTGCGCTGATAGCCTCACGTTCAATTTCCGGGAAATCCCCGTCACAGATAAACTGGATTGCCGATACCCGTTCGCGTTCAGCTTTCACCGCTGACTGAGCCGCATCCTGCGCTTGCGCCTGAATGGTCGGAGGAGTCGCCATGGATTCGGCTTTTTTTGTTTCTTTGGTGTCGGTTTCTTCCGGCTTTTTGTCCTTGGTTTCAGGTTTCTTTTCGGGTTTGGTTTCCGGCTGTTCAGGCTTTTTCTCCTGTACTTCCGGCTTTACGTTTTTGTTTTCTACCTCGGTTTTAACTTCTTCTTTTGGCATATTGTCTCCTTTGCCTGTTATGGTTGAAGGTTGATTGAGTTTGAAACTTGCGGTTACTTTCATGGTGGTTTTTGCGTCAGCTCCGACCGCTACGACAGAAATTTCACGCAGTATCGATACTTTGATGTGATAGAACGGCCCGTCGAAACTCTGACCATTAATCTCTCGAGACGCTTTGACCAGTTCTGCATCCACAACATCCGCACCGATGGAGAGTTGCCAATCGGCTCCGGCCTTGCTCTGCGCCACGATATCCTTGGCGTCCTCACTTTCGGAAATTATCTGACCATTTATCTCCAAAGTGTTGTCTTTAACCAAAGCAGCAACAACTCCGACTCGCGCAGCGGTCTTGTTCTGATGGTTTGCCAAGAGCGGAACGCTGTCGGGCAGTTCCATACCAGCAAGGTCTACCACAACCGGGTGTTTCCAGCCCGGCAGGTTCATTTTGCCGCCGCTGTAGGCAAGCCCCATCACTTTCGGGATTGCTCCACCTGCTGCTTCTATCAGCAGAAAATCACTCATTTAATACTCCTTTTTTGTTAGTTAGAAATCCACCTTGCTTTGCTACGCTTTGCCGCGCATCGCCCAGCAGGGCCAGAGCACGCCGAGCTATATCTCGCTCACTAGGAGAAAGCCCGATTATGATTATTTTTCCTTCCATAAAGTCACCACAAACTTACCGAATGGCCCCTTACAGTCAGGACGAAAATCACCGAGACCTATCCGCTTTCCGGATGCGTCAATGATTTCGCGAAGCAAAGCTGCGCTCATGATTTCCTCATCGAGATAAGCGGTAAACTCCAGTTCCCAATCATTGAATTTGGGTCTATGAGCAAGAATGCGACCTCCGGTGGATGGGATGCGTACAGCCCGCGTGTCAACTTCCCATCCCTCTTTGGTTTTTATTGGAATTTCGACTCCTTCTATTTCAAGACAGGCGGGAATCAGACTGCTTTTCAAGGTGGTGACTTTGCTCTTGCCTGCCTTGAAAAATTTTCCGCCATCAATAATGGAGCGAAACAAATTGGGCTGCGGAATCATTGGATTTCCATTGTTTCCGATATAGAGCTTTTTACTTGCCTGTTCTTTGGGGCTGCCTTTGTCACCGACTGTCGCCACTCGGCTACCGTTACTTGCTGAAAGCTGCGCCTCGTCAGTGAAGCGGTTGCAGATTAACGGAGTTGTTCCTGTGATTTTGATTCTGATTTCTTTCATAAAACATCCTTGGTTTGCATTGACGTGCTTTGCCGCTGATCGCCTTTGTCCGCAGGGCCTCGCCACGCCTGGGTTTATTTATTCTTTTGGTTTTGAATCATATCTTCCGGTTCAAAACCATCATTTTCTTCTAGTTCAATTAGTTGCTGTGACTCTTGCAGATTATTGGAAATGGGTATGCCAAGTTCTCGCATCAACCTCAATTCCTTACCCCTCTGGCGTATAACAGAGAGATAATCACGTCCATCACGAGCACACTCCGCGGCGAGAGTTGTAGTGTTGTTTTCAAGCCTAACTTTTTGAGATTTAGACTCTTTAAGCGGATCAACATGAACAAACGCATCCCAGTACCAAACACGCCTTGGATAATGTGCCAATTTGAACGGCAACCTTGAAGGCGATGCCCGCGCCAGAGAATACTCACGCATCCATACGATAAATAGCTGATTGAGAACTTCAGTTTCCCAAAAACTGCGGTCAACCATGATTGATTTGTGGTAGATCTGATTGTCCAGACGACCAGAGGCGTAATTGAAGCCGGAAAAATCTCCGGCTACACTGCCGTAAGTCGAACAGACGCATCTGGCGATCTCGCTTAAAATCACCTTGACGAATTCAGCATGACTGGAGGCAGGCTGTTTCGGATCAAGCTGATCGAGTTTCCATCCAGCCGGAGCGGTCAACATCATATTGCGCTCCAGTGGAATGATATCCATCGGCTCAACTTCGTCACTTTCACCGTTTGGCGGAGCGTCAGTATAAAGAATCGCCGCGAAATCCGCCGCCGCCTCAGCCGCACTCAGCACCGCCAGATTATACCGGCGTAATTGAGCAAATAACGGCAGTGCCGACGTGAGTTCCGGCACTCCCCGATGCAAGCCGGGTCTATCCTGACGAAAAATGTGCAGCATGAATTCTGCCGGGACTGATATCGCCTCTTCGCCAGGAGCGTAGTGGACATCGCCGGGATGGTATTTCATTACCCGGTAATTATCAGGATTGCCCCAGGTATCAAAACTGATGCCATCGACGCATTTATCATCTTCCTGCCAGATAAGTTCACTACCGATCCGGTCTGCCTCAATCAGCATCAGATCAAGTTTGACATCATGATGAATTTTTGGATTAGTCGACATCACCGCGAAAGATTCGCCATCCTGGCACCGGGCCATTCGCATAGTACGCAGTTTCGAAGCCAGGCGCACCGCCTCGCTCCACTGCATGAATTCAGTTTCAACTTCGTCATTGAAATCCTCGTCGCCAGTGAGCATTTGCAATCTTGGCCCAGTGCCGATGCAGTCGTTAGCCAGCATCTGAACTAGTCCCTTGGCGTAGGAGTTATTCGCTACTTCATAGCGTGATCGCATCCGCAGAGTCCGTCGCACATCGGGCGATGCTTCCATGTCAGCCGAAAGATGATCCGCCGCAGCCCAATGCCGGGCATTATCGTGCGTAGTCTGCGCCGCGTCAAATCGTCCACGAACAACAGGTCGAACACCGTAACCCGGGGCCTGGATTTGCGGCTTTCTACTTTGGAATATTGATTTTAACTTTTGTATCATTTACGATCCTGAGTGTGATAGTTTGCTGATTTTTAGGCCGGAATTTTTACGTTTTACGGCTTTTTTCCCTTCGAGGTAATTGTCCACAGCGATCTGGTCTTTCAGCGAATGCTGCTCAAACTCACCACTGTCATTTCTCGCCCGTTTCGGATTCGAAGCGTTGTCCTTGATGTTTTGAGATAAATCAGCTCCATCTGTCATTTAAGCCTCCCTTTGTTCTTAAGTCTGATTATTCCATTAGCGAGAATCTGCGCCACTTCCTTCATTTTGTCCGATTTCTCGGGGTGAATTTTTTCAGCCATTTTCATTCCTTTCAAAAAAATCATGTGCCTCTACTATTCATATTCAACAGAAAAGTGATTTTGGCTGAGATATACGGGGGATGGAAGTGTTTTTAATTGAAATTTCTTTTAGCTTGAGGGAGAAGAAAAAACAATAAAAATGGGAGATATGTCTTTTTTTGATAAAATCAATCAAAACCCATTTGTTTACTATGCGTTTTGAAGAAAAATATCAAATAAAATGAAATAATTACTTGAAAAAACGAAACATAAATTTATGTTCATTATTAGCGGCTGAGAACTTATTCCCCCATCATCACCCCTCCCCATAGTTCTCAGTCGTTTTTTATCTTTTGTTTCTCCGCATCTCTGAAAGCTTAATTTTTTCGCGTGTGATTCTGCTACTCCCAGACTCACGGTTACCACCTCTCCGACTTGAAAGTTTTACCGGGGCTTTGCGTTGTCTGGTTCCGGCACCTAATTCAGGCATAGTGGCTCCGAGCATGGACGCACTGACGGCGCAGCCGACGAGACAATCAAGAAAGTGATTGTCGTTATGCTGAGGGCGGATTTTCCATTCGTCAACGACCCGGCCTCGTCCAGCTGTCTTGACTCGGTACTCGGCGATCAGATGTTCGGCGATCAGCTGATGCTGGAGCGGAGCTCTTCCGTAAAATGTCAAATTACCCTTATCTCCGATGGCTACGGCCAGTCTGGCATGAATGAAAGATTTCCAGAAGTTGGTATCGTAAATCACATGCCGGATGGCTCGTTTGCCGGTCACATTTGGAATCATCCAATTCAGGCCAAGACGGTCGCCAGGCTTTTTGCGATACTCAGTCATTGGTTTGGATGATGCGCCAACGTATCGACCATGTGACGGCAGGATGATATTCGAGTATGTGCTCTGGCGGCAGAACTGATAAACGATGTCTGTGCTCTGTCCCCAGTTGGCGTCGATCATGGCGCGTTCGACTTTGAACATTGCTCCATCTTCACGTTGCCATTCACGCGATAGATAATCATCCGTCAAAGCTGTCAATGCCGCATACAAACCGCCTTCAAATCCAGCCTGCGGAAAAACGCTTTGAATTGTCGGATTGGCATCCGCAAGCGAATACTGTCTGCGCTTTTGATCCGGCCATGCGCCGTAGTCGATTACCGCACCGGTGAATTCATCACTCCAAGCGGCAACCACATAAAAAAGCAATGACTTCTGGACATCAATAAACATTGTAAGCTTATCGCAGGCCAATGGAATGCGCCCTCGTTTCAGTCCGCTGACTTTTGAGGCTATTTCATCCACAGTCAAAAGTGATTCATCGCTATCGTCATCCGGCAATGGATCATTCTGGTACTCGCTACGGAATGCGGATTCATCCTGAAATTTCAAATTCATCGCATGCTGCAATGCTGAGATTTCGTCATGATTGTATCGCGCGTCCCAGGATATTTCCGCACCGGCATCCATCGCTTCTTGATTAGCCTTGTAAAAATCGGTCGCAACCTGGAAGTTGCCGTCAGTACGCAGTGACTCAGCTCTGATTTCGGCATATTGTTCCCAGAGCTTCATGTTTTCCGGGAACTTATTAACCATCCGCGCCTTTTCACCATTCCAGTCAGGATGCTTGTTTTTGTCAAGAATAGTATCAGCCATATCGCCTGGTCGAATGATGGTGCATGGCATTACGCCGGATATTTTCTGTCCGGGACCAGCTAAGCCAAGGATGTCTCCTGCCAATACCCGGATGCGTTTGCGAGTCTGCTCCAGACTCCCGGCACTCTCGCTGGTTTGCGGATCGTCAATAATCACCAGAGAGGGACGAACGCTCCGACCATCGGAACGTTTGTATTTCATTCCACGAATACGTCCGGTGATCCCAGCGACTCGAACGATGATACCGCTGGATTTGCTCTTTTTGATAGTCGGCAGAACAATTTCATTGCTCGTCCAGGTAATCCGAGTACGCATTCCCTGATACAACTGCCCGGCACACCGATTGGCGATTCCTTCAAGCTGCGCAACCGGATAGCAAACTTCCGGAAAATCAGTCGCCAATATCTCATTGACTTCCAGCTCGGTTTTAATACTGTCAAGAATCTCCAGTGCAGCCGATTCGGTTGATCCAATCAGCGCCACAAACTCACGGTGACCATAAAGCATGGCCCATAAACAGGCCGCTTCTGCAAGACTCGTCTTTCCCATACCACGCGGGAGAGCCAAGGCAAATAAGCCGCCGCTTAAAACCGCAGTTTCGATTTTCTCAATCACTTTGATATGGTCAGGAGACCAGGTCAAAGAGAATGTTGCAGGGAAATAACTCTCGCAATATAATTGAAAATTACGTTCACAGTCAGCTTTCCGCTGCAAGTTGACAACTTCCGGCAAAGCTCCGATGTCGCGCCCGGATAACGATTGTTCTGCTTGTCGCTGTCGTTCGGCATCCCGGCGTTCGTCATATGAACGAGACGTCGCATCGTTTTGCGGACGGTGTTTATGATCACACATCCAGGCAAAATATTTTACCAGATTGATATTCCGTGAATTGTCAGATGCCGCGATACGAAAACCAACCCGGTTAAAGTCCCGGTAGATTCGCGCCTGTGGCAAAACAAATCCCTGTTGGGTGGAATTTATCAGTCGCGCCACTTCCACCGGGCGCATTGAATTTGGATTAATTGGTGGCATCGTCTGAAGTCTCCTTTATTAGCCAGGCACCGTATTCAATCAGATTGAACGTTCCGTCCGGGTTGCGTGGTGCGCCGGATTCAACATCCGACGCCAGCGTTTGGGTTGTAATGGTTCTGCTTCCTGCCTGCTTGAGCAATTTGACTAGCATCTCCGGCGGCAATGAAGTTAGAGAGAGTGAATTATCCATTTGTTATTACCTCAAGAACAGGTGTCAACTCCTGCCAGTCGTAGCCTTCGCCATGGACAAATTCAGCGTAACGTTTGCGAATGACATCACAAAATCGTTCATCAAGCTCCATCAGGCAGGTAATGCGTCCGGTCTGCTCAGCGGCGATCAGCGTACTGCCGGAACCCGCAAAAGTATCGACAATCAGGTTTCCTTTCTGGCTGGAATTCTGAATCAGATAGATCAGCATTTCTATTGGTTTCATGGTATTATGCGTCATTCCTACAGCTGTTTGGAATGTATGGGAACCATCAACACTCAGATTGATGACTTCACCATCATACTGTTGCGGCTCAACTTTCTTGATGCGTCGCAACCAATACTTTTTCCCTCCATATATGACTTCCCGACTTTCAAATGTCCTTTTGGATTTATGATAGTCAGAAGAATAAAACGGCAGCGTTTTCTTAAATTTACGCTTGCCTATACCCTTTCCGACAGGAGCTTGACGAAAATACAAAGAAGTTCTATAACCGAGAGATTCAGCAAAAAACTTCATTTGTGATGCAAGCGCTCGTGAAACGCTTTTTGAATGACGATGTCCCCGAGTGGAAATTATGCAACCATCTCCCGCCATGTAGCCTTCATAAAAACATTGTCTCAGTTCCCGACTCCATTGAAAGACTTCCGGGGAAATAACTTTTTGCGAAGCATATTTACCACACAGTTCAAGACAACGTTCTCCTTTTTCCGGGATAAACACCATTACAGTAATTCCATGTCCACCGGAATGATTTCTATAAGTTTTAACTTTTGACTTCCCTCCCCATACTTCAAGTTTTTTGCGTAGATGTGACTTTCTGCCATCCAAAGCAAAAACAGGATATTGGTTGTTTCCATGTCCAGCTTTCTGCAAGCTGCCTTGAGCCAACCATAGTCCATAACACCAAGCATCGAGTTTACCTATATCACGGTGACTACCATGCTCTAATTGAGGCGTAAGAATAAAATCATTTTCACGTAGGTCTTTTGCATCGGTCCAAGCAATATCCAATTCCCCATGTTCATTTCTGGTTGCGGTTAAATACGGATGATTGTGGGTTGCCTTATCTTCCAGGTTTGTCCCGGTTACTCCAATGTTAAAGATATTCTCGCAATATGAGTGGCTGCTACAAAGGGTTACTTCATGGAAGCATCCATCATGAGACAACACTAGATCACCTTTTATGATTTCACCAATTGGAACATAGCCACGAATTGTCATCACAAGTGTATCTGGAGTAAGACATGGATGCAGATCACTTCTCTTAGGTCGGTTGAACTCCATAACCGTGGTCTGGGTTCGATCCGAATACCAGGAATGTGCCGCGCCGTCTTTCCAGCCATAAAGACACGGTTCATGAATCCATTGATAATCCTGTCTGCCAAGCACCAGCGAGTTCTTTTTCCAGATCAGGCATTGGCGAACCTGTAAACCGGATGCTTTACATGCCCCTCGGAAATTGTAACCCTCGCTATCGGCATGGAAAATGTAAAATGATGCGCCATCGTTCATGGTTTCCACTGCGTTGGTGAAAGCAGAAGCCAGGAAGTTAAAGAATGCTGAATCATCCATATCGTCGTTCTGAATAGTCATGCCAGTCCCGCCTTCATAGGCCACGTTGTACGGTGGATCAGTTAACCATAGGTCAGCAGTTTTACCGCTAAGCAAAGCCTTAACATCATCACTACTTGTCGCGTCACCGCACATCAGACGATGATTCCCCAGCTGGTAAATTTCGCCTGGTTTGCTGATCGGCTCTTCAGGAGTTTCAGGAACTTCATCAGGATCGGTCATGCCATCGGCTACCGCATCATCACCGTTAAGCAGCATATCCAGTTCGCCTTCATCAAAGCCAAATAATGACAGATCAAAATTGCTTTGTTGCAAATCGGCCAGTTCCAACGGAAGTAATTCATAATCCCACTCGGCGATTTCACCGGTTTTATTATCGGCAATCCGGTATGCTTTGATTTGTTCCGGCGTTAAACCACGAGCGATATGAACTGGCACCGTATCCAGTCCCAAGTGTTCAGCAGCTTTCAGCCTGGTGTGACCACATATTATAATGTTGTTTTCATCGACGACAATCGGCGCATGCCAGCCGAATTCTTTTATTGATTCAGCCACGGCCTCAATCGCGTTGTCGTTGATTCTCGGATTGCGTTCGTAAGGAATTACGTCCGCGAGTTTCATTTGTTCGATTTTCAAAAGAAAAATCTCCTTTTTTTGAGTTTACTTCTTGCAAATCCTCTAACTTTGTTTATATTCTTAGAGGTTTTGTAAGGATTATTAATATGACGAAATATGAAAAACAACTAAAGCCCTTGCTTGAAGGCAACCGTCCATTTACGGCATCTGAGATACGAGATGCCGGGGTACCTGCTCAAGTTCTGGTAGACTTGTGCACTCAAGGAATAATTGAGCGTTTGTATCGCGGGATTTATCTTCCTTGCAAGGCAAGCCCGGCGACCGAACTTTCCGAACAGGTGGTTTCTTTGAAAATGCCTGACGGAGTCCTTTGTTTGCTTACCGCTCTGCGCTTCCATAATTTCACTACTCAACTTCCGCATGAGGTATGGGTAGCGGTGAAACCTGGAAGCTGGGTTCCCAAAACAAATATTCCGGCGATCCGTGTGGTCACACAATCTGGGTCGTCTTATGACCACGGCATTGAGGAGCACGATGTGGGCGGCATGACGCTGAAAGTTTATTCCGCAGCTAAAACTGTCGCCGACTGCTTCAAGTTCCGAAATAAAATTGGCATCGATGTTGCTTTGGAAGCACTTCAGGACGGTCTTCGTCAAGAACTTTTTACTGCCGACGAAATTTCAAAGGCGGCAAAAGCATGCCGGGTTTACAAAGTGATGTATCCGTATTTGGAGACTGTTTACGCATGAGCAATCCCAATCCCACAAATTTTGCCGCATCGGTGGAGGCAAAACTAAAAAATGTTTGCAAACAACAAAACATAGACTATAGGTTCGCTTTGATCCGCTATGCTACTGAACGTTTCTTGTATCGCTTGAGCGTTTCCGAATATGCTCAGCAATTCGTACTCAAAGGCGGCAACCTTTTTATTATCTGGCAAAACGGACGCAACTTCCGACCAACGGTTGATTCTGACTTTCTGTACTTTGGCAAACCAAATAACGTCTTATTCCAAGAGATATTCACCACGCTTTGCAATGCTCAAATTGATGAAAAATCAGGATTGCGATTTGATGCAGATACCATTAAGATTTCCGCAATACGTCAGGAGATGAAAGATGTCGGAACTCGAATCATACTAACAGCATTCCTTGGCAATGCGCAGGTCCATCTGCAATTTGATATTGGAATCGGCGATGCCGTCACCCCTCCGCCAGAGTATGCTGAGTTTCCGGTGCTGCTCAATGGAGTTGCACCACGCCTGCGCATCTATCCCAAGGAAACCGCAATCTCGGAAAAATTCGAGGCGATGGTAACCAAAGGAGAACTCAACAGCCGCATGAAAGACTTCTATGACATTTGGTTGTTAACCGAGTTGTTTGATTTTGATTTCGTTACTCTGCAGCAGGCCATTCACAACACATTCTCACGACATGAAGTTCCACTTCCAACATCAACACCAGAATGTTTTACCAGAAACTTTTTCAACAATCCGATGAAACAAATACAGTGGAAAGCTTTTTGCCGGAAAAATCATATTTCCCAACTTCCAGAAAGTTTTGAAATGGCGATTTCTCGAATCAAAGCATTTTTGGAACCGGTATATATGGAATTGGTTTCGTCGCCAGAAACATGGCATGCAAACAAGGGCTGGCAGTGACGTTTATTAATTTTATTTTGGCAACATAATCATTGTATAAAATTTCCTTTCGGGTTATGTTTTAATGCTAAATCACCGCCATAAAAAAGCGGCGAATTTTATGATTTTTTACATATATGTAAGTAGTTGATAATCAGTGAATAAAGTTTTTTTATCACCTGCAAGCAAGTCTGCTTATTAGCCCTCCCCCTTCCGCTAGCCATAAGTCGTTGATGCTTAGGGGGGAACCATTTTTTTCTGCCATCTGCCCCCTCAGAATGCCTCTCATGTCGGCCACAATCGCGCAAGAATGCACCGTTTTCGCATTCTTTGGCGAAACACTGCATAATCTATGCGAAAAACTAAGGCGCGACACGGCGCGACTGTGCGCGTTTACGGGAACTTACCATTCTCTCGCCTCAGATGCGAGACGATCTGATTGACTCTTCGCACCGTCAGGCCGGTCACATTGGCTATTTCCGCGCTGGTCGCTCCGGTCTTGGCCATGGCGATCACCAGCTCCCGGTTGCCGGTGGTTCTTTTTTTGTCCGGGATATAAAGCATTCCGGTATAATGCTGTTTGATTTTATCGACTAATTCTGACGGCAGCACATCGGCGGCATTGGCGTAAGATTTGTTCATTTGTATTACTCCTGTTTTTGGGTGGAAATTTCTTAAAAACACTTCCATACTTTAATAATGGTCAAAACGGTACCCCCCTTCTAACACACACATAAAAAACAGCTTTTCGTGACGAGGGGGTGACCATTATGACCATTATTATATATATATATATATTTATAATTATTTAACCTCAAACTCTCTTTCTTTTTCGCCTTAATAATGGTCGAAAACACCTGACCGTTATTAAACCATTATGACCATTATGGGGGTGGAAATCACTTTTAAACGAAAATTCCATGCATAATGGTCGAACCGTTTTCAATAATGGTCAGATGCAAAATGACCATTATCAGGTTGGAAATCGCATTAAAAAGCTTCCTCATATCAGTGAATAAAATGTTGCCGGACGCTTGCCGGTCGCTACTGTTTCGATTGAAATAAGCTCCTGATTTACCAGACTCTCAAGCACCGCGTTCAGATAGTTCGGCGGGACATCCTTAACCTTCCGATTAAAGTTGCGTCCAGGCATCGGAGTGTTGGTGTCATTATTTTTGCGCCAGTGTTCGAGAATATCCAGAACGCGCCTTGATACCCGGGCAAATTCATTTTTATGATGATTGCGTTCGACCATGGCGATTAGCTGTCCAATTTCCCAAAATATGAACTCTTTGGCCCATTCGACCCCAGGGCGGGTTATCGTTACATTTTGCGGTTCAGTCGCAGCCGAACATGCGTAAATCAAGCTGAATTTGAGAACGTGCTCAAAGGCTCTTGCCCAGATCGAAAGTCGCCAGTCATCAGTAGATTCCTTATCACATTTCTCATACTCGTCATCGGTTATGATATATACTTCTCCCAGAAGTTTTTCCGCATCCGGAGTTACCGCTGCATCCATAGCGCGGACGTCAAGGTTGCCGCTGCCCGGAGGAACGAATTTATGCCATTTTTCCGCTTGAGCGATGATTGACGGTGAGATATTCCTTGGATCAGCCTGAATTTGTCCGCGTGAGCGGTTTTCCGTATGCATGATTGTCATCCGGCTGATCAGACCACCCGCTAACATTCTGTCGGTCAGACATCCGAAAAATTCTACAGGAGTAGAAGTAGTCAAAGCGACCAGATTCGGACATGATATGGTTTTGGTCTCTTTCCCGGCAAGAGGTCTGGTGTTGAAAGTTTCCCCGGCGCTGGAAAACAACCTTAGTATCGTTGCAATTATCTCTCCAGTCCTGCCGGATTTATCCTGCGCCGCCCGTTCAAGGAAACTGTAAAACTCATCAGACTGCCAAAGCAAGGCGGGCATTAATACCATGGCATCTTCAAGACCTGCATTCGAGCTGACTGTTTCTACGAGGTTTTTTGAAATTCCAAGTCGGGCAAGGATATGATTATTTACTTTTCTCGGATAATCTTTACCAACTCCGGATTTTGCCAGTAACGCCAAATAAGGATTGGTTCTTATTCCGTATAACGAGACCTTACGGGCCGCCAGATGCGCCATCAGTGCCATGGCTCCGGCAAAGGCGGCGGTTTGACTTGGATGCGCTGCACTTTTCATGGAGAATTCCATAATGTCGTTTACCAATCCCGGCATATTATGCAACTCCACAGGTAACGGTACGATAAGGTTCGATTTTTTTCGCTTTTCTACTGTGCGCGGCTTTTCGTTTTTATTCAAAATCCCGGATAAATCAACATCTTTGTCTTCTTTTATTTCCGGTTTAGGATCACCTTTGAGTTCGCGCAGGGCGTGCCAGTCGTTTTCTTGACAGGAATTATGATGACAGGTAAAACCTATTGCGCCGTTGGCCTGTTCGGTGATGACCGCGCTGCGGTTGGTATGCTCAGGATTAAACGGACAGATCGGTAATACCCACTTACGTCCATCTTTCCAGGAGGTTGGAGCTTCGGCTTCCGGGCTGTATTCATTGATCCACATGTCGAGATTAAAATCAGACTGGAGTTTTGAAAATGTAGCCTGTGGTGTTTCCTGTTTTCCGGCCAGTGTCTGAAGCTGTTCAAGAGTGACTGCTTCCAGTTTATCCGGGGGTGAGATCATTTTTGCCATGCGATGCTTCCGGTCCTTGGTTTCATCGCCTTTGCGATTCCAGGTACCTGAAAGACGCCAGATTCGTGCCGGGTTGTAGACGGTTGTGTCAACCTTTACCTTATCGTCATCGGCTTTGGCCATTGTTTTCAAACATGCCTGAATCAAGCCATCATCATCTACCGGCAAATCAATTTTATACATCAATTGTGCACCGTTGCCGGAATCCAGCATGATTGGTTTCGGCCAACCAATGGATGTTAAGTATTCAGTTATTTCCATCGCCTTGTATAAGGCCGCGTCGTGTTCTATGTCGGTTGAGGATATCCCGGAACGACGTACCGGATCACAATCAATAAGCAACCAGCGGCGTTTAAGGATATCCGCATCGGTGGTGGCCGCATTCCGTTTCGCCTGTTGTATTCGGTTTGCAGACCTGGCCAGCAGATCAGGATGGACTGGATTCGGGGTGAAGTACACTCCGCGAGCAGAGATATGGTTTAAATCTTCGATGACCTTGTCAATATTCTCGTATGTAAAATATCCTGCTTCCGGGTGTTCATTACGCCACTTCGATGTTGTAGCGTCCAGGCATCTGATCTCGAACGTATCGCCCGGTTCAAACACCAGATTCAGGATGTTTTTTATTTCGTCACAATTATTTTGCATTAATATTCCTACAGGTTAAGCCTTGCGGTAGCGCCAGTATTTGTTGAGGTAGGTGATATCTGCTTCAGAAAGTGGATGCAGTCCACATTTACGGCTGAGTTCTCGTTCGGCCATGATCATATTTTCTTCACACCATGGACAAATTTGTCCATATCTTGAACGGCGTTTTTGAGTGTAATATTCATGACAGCGTGAACATTTTTTTAGCGGATTCATAATAATTCTTTCGTTGGTTATTTGTGTTATATGCAAGTAGAAAAAAACAGATTAAAAAGGGATTTCGTCTTCATCGTAATCTTCAAACGGACCTTCATGCGGGTCTCCCCAGCCGGGTTCAGGACAGTAATCCGGTACTGGTCCAATTTCGTAATCAACCACGCTGACGAACTTCTCCCCGGCAACAGCTTTGACAATTATTTTGGATGTTTTTGCCAGGACTCCGTCCTGAGCGAGCTGAACAGCTTCAGCGGCATTATTCGGTGGCGTCAGCTTGGAACGCTTACTCCACCATGCTTCAAATTTTCTTCTGGCATAACCTGTGTGTTCAGGACATACCCACTCGGATTCGTATCTATTGAAACCGGTACAGTATTCAACCCTCATCGTCTTTGGAGTTTCATCAGATGCTCCGCGTTTATGATGAACGCTGTATTCAACGGTATGAACATCGTAATCAAAATGACTGGTTTGCCCTGATAGCACTCCGGCTGCTTCCGCATGGGCGTTGATGTTACTCTTTTCAGGCGGCGGGAACTCGTAACCGCATTCAGGACAATTCATGTAAGCAGCATGAATGAGCGCCAGACAGTTAAGACATTTTTTTGCTGGGGCTTCGCCGTTGCCAGAGGCTTTATCGTTTACCTGGATCATATCAACCGGGCCATGCCGCATGATATTTTCACCGTAATCTAAAATTAAGCAGTTCTGTTTTTCCGGATGCAGGCGGGTGCCGCGACCACAATTACCTAAAATAGCAACCTTGCCGTTTCGACGGGTTACCAAAGTTCCTAAGCGATTTTTTACACACCATACCAGTTCATCCGGAATGTCATGTGATTGTGTTATTGAACAACGGTTTTTTACTAAATATGAAGGTATACTATTTGCTCCTCCAATTGTTGCGTGAGTTTGAGGTTTTAAGTAAAGTAGATATTGATCCACAGGCTCACCAGAATGCCAGGATGTTTTTTGTCGTTGGACTGCTTTATTGCACCTGTATCCCTTCTGAATAATAATTGCTTGTAAATCATCAGCTAATAATTCATTATTTCCAACAGCTAAAGTATATCCTTTCGGAGTCCAGGTTATTGTTTTACTCTTTTTCCCATTTGCATAATTCATAGCCTCAAGAAGAATTGCTAATTGCTTCTGTGAAATATCTTGTAAGGAATAGAGCAGCCGCTGTGTCAAAAAAGGGAAAAGCTTTTTCCATCCTGTTCTATTCTTGTTTTTTCCTCTGGGTTGCCCATATGGAATATGGTAATTTAAGTTGTCTGCATATTTAGCAAACATCCCTTTTCTTGCAATTTGATAACGCCCATAGCCAAAGTTACATCCATCAAGCATAGAAATAATATCGGCATTGTATGGACTTTCGACTGATTGCGAAATTGTAATACCAAGTGTTTTAGGGTTCATATAGCCATCTGTCAGTACCCAACCTAAGAATCGCACCTCATCATCACTTAAATCAATTCCAGATGAATCTCCAGAAGCCGCAACTGGAATAAAGTACGAGTCACGATACTTTTGCATTTCTTCAGCTGTTTTTTTCAGCCATCTGCTATCTTTCTTGTGACGATTTCGATAAACGATATCGTGTTGGTTTGTAATCCTGATGTCTAAATGAGGCGCTTTAACTTCACGCATTGATTCTCCGTGAATCAACTGTCGCTTAATAACCGATTCAGCTCTTAAGAACTCCATACTCCCTTTTTCCATGTTAAAGGCCGCGACCTTTTCGATTTGCTTGAAAGTATTTACACTTCTCCAACCATGTTCTGATAATATTTCTGTTTGAGAATCAAGACACATCTGGACCAAGAGACCAGGCGAATTGGTCGGACGCAACAGTACAATGCAGTCGGTGTTAGTTGCGTCAAAGCCAGTAGTCAGGACGTTGACGTTCGCCAGAAATTTAAGCGGAGGTTTGCTGCCGAATAAATCCGCAGGGACTTCTTTACCTTTAAACCGGTCAAGGATTTCTGCACGTTCGCCAGATGAAGTTGAACCGGTAACGATGGCACATTCCATTCTACTATATGAGGCAATTTTCTCGGCCACATGCTGACAGTGTTCCACACTTGAGGTAAAGATCAAAACGGACTGCCTCTCCTGTGTCAGGCTGACAATTTCACGACAGGCGGCATCAACCAGTTGCTTGTTGTCCATGATGTCTTCGACTTCGGACGCGATGAACTCACCTCCTCGGACATGCAGGTTATCCAGCTTTGCTTCGACTTTGCCAGCACGGGAAATCAATGGAGACAAATACCCTTGGTTAATCATTTCCTTAAGTCCGGCCTCATAGCAAACATGATTTAGCAAGTTTTCCGGCTGGCAAATCAAGCCGCCTTTCATTCGATACGGTGTAGCTGTCAGTCCAATAATCCGCAGGTTCGGATTAACAACTTTTGCGTCTGCAAGAAAAGTCCGATACATTCCTTCGCCATCAGGAGCCAATAAATGGCACTCATCAACGATAACCAGATCAAATGGTCCCAGCTCACAGGCACGTTTGTAAATAGACTGAATACCCGCGACGATTACCGAATGATCAGTGTCGCGACTGTTTAAACCTGCGGAATAAACGCCGACATCCAGACCGGGACATAAAGCCCGAATTTTGTCAGCATTTTGCTCCAGAAGCTCTTTGACATGAGCCAGAATCAACACGCGCCCGGACCATTGTTGAACTGCGTCTGAAACAATTTGGCCTATAACCAGCGTCTTTCCTGTGCCTGTTGGCAACACCACACAGGGATTGTCATCGCAGGTACGCAAATGTTCATAAACAGCCTCGACTGCTTCTTTTTGATAAGGACGAAGTTCAAGCATTAAACACCACGCACTTGAATTCCAGCTTCAAGCAGTAAGCGACTAATCTCTCTGACAAACATATCAAATACCGCGATGTGCATGTCGAGTTCATCTCGGACAGCCTTCAACGTTAATCCCTGCATCAGGTGTTGACAGATATTTCGCATATCCGGGTCAGTTATATTGTTTACCACTTTTCGGGCGATAATTATTTTTCTACATCTGCATTGCATTTTTCATTGTTCCTTTTCATTTATTGTGATATAACAAAGACCGCCTTCCATTGGCTCTCTCATATAAGCATGGAGGTCTTTGACTTGACTATCGTTAACCATCAAACCCGCATGCTGGAGAGCATCAAGGATGGGCTTCAGACAATTATCAACATCTCGTCTGCGCCGATCAGGCGGGTAAAGCTCAATTGAAAGCTCAATATGACCGGTAAGACGTTCCGGTATTTTGCTTCTGATAATCGCGATTACCCGCTCCCGGTATTTGCGGCCCTCACGACTTATTAAGACGCAAGGACCGACATGCCGGTAGTAGTGGTTAATACTTGGTGGATACGGCAGTTCGAATTCCATATTACCCGCGCTGCCAGGGAGCGGAAGTCTGCTGCTGACCAGATGGTAGAGCCTGATTATTGCCAGCGCCTTTTGCGGCATAGCCTTTAATCTCATTTGAGATTTCATCTGTGTCGTCGCGCTTTTTGCATTTAACATTGATTTCTAAAGGCAGGTTATGCAGATCAACCGAGTCTTTTGGTTCCATAATGTTCACCGCACGACATAGGGCGGAAAGTTCACTTTGGGCGATCTTCTGAGCTTGCGCACTTGGATTATTAATGTTCAATCTGGCCCAGACCTTACGATCCTTGTATTCGCCATCGATAATCTCAAAAGTCAGTTCCAGATAATTGCCGTTGCCGGACTTGGTTGATTTCATTTCTGAATCAATGATTACCGCATTGTATTTTCCTGCTGGAATCGGCTCAAAAGCAACTGAGGGTTCTACTTCATGTGCATTAAAGTTTAATGTAGCCATAAGATTTTCTTTCTTTTTGAGTTTAAGGCTTTATGCGTTTAATTTTTCTAGTGCAATAGCAGGATAACGACTGACAACCTGTCTGGTTTCCGAATCGGTCCTGATTAATTGCATTGCGTACTTTTTCCTTTCACAGTAGTTATTAAGTAGTGATAAATCAGCCAACGCGTCCTTGCGTCGATGGAAAACGGTACTGATGATATGTCGCGATTTGCGTTCATAGAGAACCCAACTTCGCCGGATCACGTTTTGCTTCCCGTATTGTTCAGCGCAGTCACAAAAGCATCCCATGACAACGGCAGTTCAGGCGGCAGATTAAACCGATTCTTTGCGATGCAGGCCGGGCCGCCAACGGTACGAATAACCCGCTCTCCGCCATCAGCTCCAATGGGCGCGGCAATCGTGCGCTCCCGGTTGAATCCGGCATCTTCCTTCTGGGTTCGAAACCTGCGAGTAGCAAAGAACACCGCATCCACCCATTCGGAAATCAGCGCATTGGCATGCTTGTGCAAGCGCGGCAAATACCGGTCGTACGCGGATGATTCAGGATCTTCAAACTTTTCGATCTTCGAATGAGCGATCAGAATGCAGGCCATGCCCTTTTCATTCCGAAGTGCATCCAGGAGTTTCAGAATCTTTCGCCAGTGAGTCAG